GCTTCTAACATCACCGAAATATGCACTTGTGCCACCTCCAGCTTTAGTCATTTGTCCAACTTCTGCAATTTTTTCTAAGATACCAGTCATAGTATCTGGGATATAGCTCCCAAAACATGAAATTGGTAATCCCCTATCTCTACAATAGTTTGAAAGAATAGGACTAGATAAGCTATACAAACCTTTAGAATAGAATCCTAAAAATTTTTCTGCAAAGTTATCAATACCTAAATACTTTTCCGCTCCTTCTGCAATCACTCTAAATCTATCAAGTGGATCTTCCCCATCTAATAAATAACCTCTCTCTAAGAATTTTTTAGAATCCTCGTTCAACCAATAGTATTTTTCTCTCATATAAATTAAAATAATTCGTTTTCGTCAAATGACTGATTTTTCTTGGAATATTCCACAGGGCGGGAACTGAAAAAGTCTGTCATATTATTGCCCAATAATTCCTCGTCAAACCACATAGTTTTATCGAGTAGTTCGGCATCAACATCGAATACTTTCTTAAATCCAATCTGAGACAATGACTCGTTAATCCGATTCTTAATGAATTCTTTTAGAATCGGTGCGCTTAAATTATCTTCAGATAACCCATTAACTGCCCAATCGACGATTTTACTCTCTGCGACAAATGCTTGTTCAGCTTCATGAGCAATTCTCTTTTCCAATTCATCATCAAATAATTCAGGATGCTCTTCACGGATAGTATTGATAATTTTAATACCCACCAATCCATGAATATTTTCTTCGTTGCGTGTGTATTTGACTTGTTGATCTGTGTCCTTCAATACATTTTTAAATCTTGCAAACCAATTGATAATGTAAAATTGGGAGAACAGAGACACGTTTTCGACAAACAATGTGAATAGGATCAGTGCGTATAGATATTGCTTCTTTGAATCTTTGTAGAATCGATGGGTGTATTTTTTCAGATACTTCACTCTACCCTGAATCCAGTCTAGTTTCAGGTTCTCCTCGAATATATCATTCAATCCCAATACGTCAAGTAGCCTTTCGTATGAATTATTGTGGATAACTTCGATATTTGCCATCACATATCCCAAATCCTGTAATGCAGGGTGTGGTAAGTTCTCTCCTAATTTCGCCCAGAATGTTTTGACAGCTACTTCGATCTGTCCAATCGCTGATAAGGTTCGGATAATTATCTCTTGTTCTTGCTCAGTTAAGACTGTTTTAAACTGGTGGATATCACTCTTGAATGAGAATTCCTTATCTGTCCAAAATCCATTATGCATGGCTTCAATAAATTGTTCGGTCCATGGGTAGCGATTGGGCTTTCTGGAAATTTGTTCTTCGAAAATACTGGGATTGGAGATTTGATTCATGTTGTTTTTGCTTTGTTGTTCGATCATCTTAACCCACTTTTCGTCTAAGTCAATGGGTGTCGTTGAATTATTTATCGATCACTTTCTCTTTCTGATAACGCTCCAAAAGTTTGACCGAGCCACTAAATAAGAATTTCTAATACAGTCAAATCACCAAATTAAAAGAACAGTATATTAAATATAACTATGAGTGATAAGAGTTTGTGTGGCATATATTCCACGATGCTAGAAGAGTCTTGGGGAGCTATGTCCATGAGGACTCCTCCCAGTAAAGCTGGTGTGAAACGTCCTGATGAAGTATCCAACCAATACACCAAACAACAAGTTAAAATCGGAGAACCTCTAACAGCTCCGTTGACTATCCAGACTTTCGAACAAGAAGAAGAACCCATGGGTGATGTAAGTATTTCTGAAGTATTAAAATGTATCAGAGATTACCAAAACAAATTAGATCCAAGTGATAATCTAGATAGAACTGCATTATCAATTTTAGCACAACTTCAAAAATCAATTAAAAAATTATGAACCATAAAGAAGATTTAAGAAATTTATATTCAAATATAAATAATCCAAACGAATCAGCAGATGTCAATAATAGATTTTTATTAGAAGATTATACAAAATTAGTATATGATGATATGCTAATTGAAATGCCAATTAATAAATTTGAAAAAATTGGTAAATGGAACCAAAAGAAAACCCATGGATATGATAAGGCATCATTAGGAATACTCAGGTCTGACGCTGGGGTTCAAAAGATCAAAGATAAATTTGATAATATATCATCAAATGATTTCAATCTTTATTTTGTTAAAGATACTTTTGCTAGTAACTATTCGGAAATGGGCGAAATAAGTGAAAAGCAATTAGAGGATATGCTAGGATTGAAAGTCGGAGTCGATATAGAAAAACCTGAATATGATATTACTGTCATATTCACTAACAACAAAGCCTCTGAAAAAATGCCATTGACTTATTGGACAATAGCCCATCGTATGGGACATTCATTTAGAGCTTCATTGAGCAATGATAAACATTATCGAAATTTATTATATAGAATTAATAAATTATTAAAAAAAATATTTATTAATTGTTATGGTATCACATTAACTGATAATGTATTAGGTAATAATGCTCCAATGATTCGAAGTTTTCTAGAATCTATAGGTAAGTTTAGAAGTGCTAGAACTAAACAATTACCTAGAACCTTCGAGTTTGTTTATGAATCTTTCGCACAATGGTTATTATCTGATGGTGAATTATCATATAATGATTTTCCAAATACTTTAAATGTACATAATAAACTTATGTATGGTAAACCATATTCTAGTGTTTTAAGATTAAAGGATCAAGACGAAGCATATTCATATAGAAGTGAATTAGAATATAATTTTATTGAATTATTTGATTATATGATTAATTATCATATTGGAAAAATTTGTTTAATGTAAATAAATACTAGACAATTGAAATTTTCGTGTTAAAATATAATCTCAATTAAGATTATATGAGAGAAATTAAAATTAAGTTACTGAATCCAGATGCAAAACTACCAATCCGCTTTAATGAAACTGATGCTTGTTATGATGTTTACGCTACTAGTAAATCTTACATCGGTGACAACAGATACGAATACGGACTCGGGTTCTCTTTAGAGCTACCTGAAAATACGCAGCTAGACCTCCGTCCACGCTCTTCAATCTATAAGACAGGGTTGGTGCTCAGTAACTCAATCGGAACTGGTGACGAGGACTACAGAGGCGAATACAGGGCTATTTTCTACCATGTGATTACTTCACTCCCACCATATGAAATCGGTGATAGGATTTTGCAAATTCAGTTAAGATCTAGAGAAGATGTTCAATTTATTTTATCAGATGAATTAAACGATACTGTTCGTGGTGCTGGTGGATTTGGACACACTGGAAAATAAATTATTGACTTTTGAAAATTATATATTATAATAATTCGTTATGAAAAATAAAACAACAGGTAAAATCGTTAATAAGATTAAGCGTAAGGGTGTTCACGCTAAGTCTAAAACATCCAGATTAAAACAATCCAAAAATTATAAAAAGAAATATAGGGGTCAGGGATAATCCCCATGAAACCTAAAAGAGAAATTAGGTGGTTTGTTCTTGGCGTTTCTCAAGATGGAAAAAATGGGAAACGTCGAGAAAATAAAATATATCTATTTTTAGATTAACCTTTAATTCGTTTAAAGTATTAAATACTTATATGGAATTTAATAAATTATATGTGAGTTTAATAAACGAACTTGATCAATCTACAATTAATAGAGCGGTATTAAAACATCAAACTATTAAAGATAAAAATCCGATTGCAAAGTCTAGAGCTGAAGACTTTGCCAAAAGAGCGAGAAAACAAGGACAAAAAAGAGGTATATTAATAAGAACAAAATATAAACCTGACTCAATACGCACCAGAGATTATGCAGATTTTTATATTGAAAGCGCATCAATTGATGATGGAACAATATTTATAGAAGCATTGATGGTTGATCCATTTGAAGATAAAGCGTCAGTACCCGCCTTATTAAAATATGATACTAATACAAATACGTTATTTTTTATAGAGGGTGAATCGGGATCAAACTGGACCAAACAGCTTTGGCTACAAAGTAGAACAGACGCTCAAAACCTCTCTAAGATTATTAAAATGTATACTAATATCAATGTATCTTGGAAGAGCATGGACTTTATTGCTTCTGCTGATTATTCAAATCAATACTCTGACACTAGGTATGATATAAATAAATTAAATAAATAATTCATAATATTCAAGAGATGATGCTCTAGATGTATTAAAAATCTGGCGAGAGTTCAGTTTAAATAAACTTATTATCTAATAAAGTCTTTGACTTTACCCTCACCTCGGAAGATAGCAGCGTTACTATTATTTCTTCTAACTACACTATCATTATTGCCTTTAGCGAGTCTTGATCTATATTCATTCGAATTTAGATATTCGTTAGCTGCTTGATTAAATTTACGTGCCTTTATATATCTAGGCCATGCATAGTCTTTCTTTATCTCTCCTCTAAAGCTAGCATCCATTAGTGCTACTTTCATATCGGGAGATAAGTCATTCCAAGTATCCCCGAATATACGCTCATTCGTATCATATACTCGATTTAAATCTTTATCGAAAATCTCTAAAGCTTGTTCTGCGGTAATTACTTTCGGTTCTCCGGGTAAAACTTTGTGTCCAATACCAATGGTCCAATTAGGTATCTTGGCATCATCCTTATATGCAGTTAAAAATTTACTATTGATTTTACTTCGAATATCATTACCATATATTTCATGTTGTATTATATATGGTTTAGCCATCTCGATAACTTCTCTCTTGGAAACCTTTTGATTATACATTTTATTGATCTTATCAATTGCTGAAGCACTCGGTTTAACCAAGATTGCCGCTTGTCTAATGACTTCTTTTATCTCTGGTTCGGTAGCTTCTTCTTCTGCCTGTTTAAGAGCTTCTATTTTTACTTGAGTAGGTGCAAAACTTTTCTCTAATTCTTTATTAATGGCTTTAACACCAAAGGTTGCAGCAGATCCTACGAGTGCAGCCAAACCTAAAACTCTCATAACATCTCTTACGCCTTCATCAAATTGTCTTGTCATATATATTATTTATAATATAAATCTCTTTCGAGTTTTCTATATCTAGTATCGGAGTGCCAAACTTCATCAGTCTGTGGCGTATATACCCCCTCAATTGTTTGAATGGATTTATTTTTCTCTAAATGGAGAATAGGCGGCTGATAAATGTTCAGCGAACTGTTTTTCATCTTTAAGTTGTTCTCGCAGGAGATCAGCCCTAAATGTAGAATTACTAGACTTGTCATTACGAAGTTTTTCAATTTCATTAATTATATTAGTTTGAGTGTTTCGAGATTTCTCCATCATATCATAATAAAATGCCTTGGACTTTAACTCTAAAAAAATAGTTAAAGCAGCCAAGGCATTTTTTATTAGACCTATTATATCCATTATTTGATATCGTCTTGATCAGAAGGATTTTTATCCTTAGCCTTACCGATATTCAATGCAAGAAAATCAATAAAGAAATACACTTTACCTAATAGAGTATCTTCTTTAGGGGTGGGTGTCAATGCTGTAATTGCAGATGCTAATGCTATTAGTGTAGTGATGACACTAAACCATGATTGACCCTGTAGTAATTGTAATATAGTTTCCATATCAATAGTATTTAGTCTTCATGTGAATAAATACTAGTATAATGCAATTCGAAAGTAGAGAATATTTGATTAAAAGAGTTCAAAAATTATTGAATCTTTTAGATGATGGTAAAGATGGACCAGTAACTTGGAATGCTATTTTAAATAAATTAGCACCACCTTCTATCAATACTGAGTCAAAACCTTTAGATGATTCTATATTATCTGAAAAGGCATTTAAATTAATTATTAAACATGAAGTCGGTGGTGGTGAAACATATTATAATAGATCATTAAAAAATCCATGCTATCCCGGTGGAGCATCTGGAGTAACTATTGGTATAGGATACGATATAGGATACGCTACATTAGAACAATTCCAATCGGATTGGTCATCTTTATTACCCACAGATTCATTCAATAGATTATCTAAACATATTGGTAAAAAATCATCCAGTGCTAAATTTTCAATTGCTGGGATTAAAGATATCGAAATTGGTTGGAACACCGCATTGAAAGTCTTTAATAAAAGAACATTACCAAAATATATCAAAGAAACCCTAAAAGCATTTCCCGGATCGGATAATTTACATCCTGATGCTTTTGGGGCATTAGTATCTATTGTATTCAATAGGGGAGGATCAACTACTGGTCCATCAAGACTGGAAATGGCCAATATTAAAAAATTAATCAATAGTAAAGACTATATTGCAATCGCACAGGAGATAACCAATATGAAGAGACTATGGTTTGGTAAAGGTCTTGATGGACTTCTTAGAAGAAGAGATGAAGAAGCATCCTTAGTCAAGTCCTGTGTCTGATTATTTCTCGATAAATTTGGTTGGATTAGATGCAAATTTTTTACCGAGCTTAACAATACCTTCAATTATTTCTGGTGAAACAACACCTATCACCCCATAAGTTATTGCTTTATATAAACTGGATACTTCAGTCTGTTCTAATAAAAACCATGCAATTGAACTAGCAATTGATGCAGTCAACATCTTCTTAAATAAATCAATAATAGTAACCTTTCCCTTAGTTGTTAGAATCCTAGCTAACATACCACTAGCACCAATAATTGGCATCAACCACCCACCTTCTATAAATTGTGTCAATATTGATTTCTCTGTTTCCATTATATAGTTATTTAATAAATTCGGTCATTTTTGAATAAAAAACTACTTGACTTTTTGTCTTTGTATACTATATATAATAGTAACTTCAGTTCACAACAATAAATAAAAAATATGAGTATAATTAAAATCAATGATAATAGTGTCCGTCTATGCTGCAATGGTAAAAATTGCCCAACAGTAACTGAACTTCCAGATGGAATGGTGGAAATTACTGATGATTATGGACACAAAATTTAAGTCCGTAAGAAGAAGCCGCTTTGATTTCAGATGGTGTGAAAACTATCAGTGAACAAAAACTAATTTTAGGATAATGGATATATTTATTAACTCAGTTTCTATGATTGGAGCATGTTTCATATTGAAATATGGTTCTATACTACAACCGATTCGAGAAAAATTAGTTAAATATAAATATTTCAAAGAATTATTTGATTGCTCCTTATGTCTTGGATTTTGGGTGGGAGTATTTTTTTCACCTTTCTACAATCAATTTCCATTAACTCTAGGTTTTTATTCTGCTGCTATTTGTTGGGTGGCGGATCACCTGATGAAAATTATTAGTCGATATGCTTACGATTAATTTATTTCTCTTTCGAGTAGAAATTTAATCTTTCTAAGACATGTTGGGATGCTATAATCCTAGCTGATTTATCATCAGTGGTATGTTCACGTTCAATTTTTTGACCTTTATCTAATTCTTTTTCAATTCGATCTTTGGATACTTTCCATTTATCCATCAACTGTTTAGTAGATACTAGAGGTTTTAACTTTTCGTTTATTACAAAATATTCTTTAAATTTTTTCATATGATTGATGTTAAGTGTATTTAGAAAATACTTTATGTAAATTTGGATAATCTAATTGTGATCCCCTTAAATATTTAAGATCCTGTGGGTTATATTCAAGACTTTTAAATAATTGTGTCAGTACTAAATATCTCAATAATTTTATAATAATATTAAAATTATTATCAACAAATGTGAACCACTCCATCACTGTATTATTCCACATATCTGGAACGATTGAAAGCCTTGTGAGTCTTATTATATTATTTTCTATTGTTATATTTGCATCTAAATTTTTAATTTCTAAATCATCCATCCAATCTTGTCTAGTAAACGATTCGAAGAATTTTTTAAATTCTAGTTGAGAATCATCATTTATTTTTGATTGTGTTGGTTTAAAATTTTCTAAAGTATATTGCATTAGAGCATATTCAAATTTATTGGTGAATGATTGATCGAAATAGCTGCCATATATATTATCAGCAATACTACCATCTAAGTGGACCAATGGTGGGTTATAATCTCTATCACCCGATTTTAATATCACCTCATAACTACGAATCGATCCACCTATTATAGTTAAATGTCTCCAAGGAAGGGTTCCACTGTCCCCATATTCATAAATTTTAGAAAAGAAATCTATGGGTGTTTCGGATACCCCACTATTAAAAAATGCCATTATAATTTCATTTTGTAATTCATCCCAATTGTCATCAAGTTTTTCTAAAGTTCTACATAAATAATCATAACTATTTACATCCGAATAAGTATCATCATATTTTGAAAGAGAAATTCTAAATTTTGCTTTTTCATAATCCGAGGAAATCTCTAAATATCTAAGATATAATGTTTCGTAAGGTAATATATTAGCTAAAATATCACATATTGAATTTACTAATTTTCCTTCTGGATCGTTATTTTTACGGTATTTATTAATGTCATATATGTCATCTAGAATTAGATCAAATTCTTCTAATGGAACTTGGCTGATATCAATTTCAATATTAGTGGACATATCATAAAGATTATCACTATCATCATATATATAAAAAGATGGAGTGATTGAATTTTCATATGAATAATTATCTTCGATATCTTTTAATTCTTTTTCAAGATCGCGCCCAAGTTTTAAATGCTTATCTTCATCTGAAGTATCAGTCGTTGTCACAGATAAATCATATTTACTATATTTGTTGTCATCGTCTAAATCAAAATAACTATTAACCAAGTCTGATAAACTATTATCTTCATATGAACCACCCAATAAAGTAACGTCTTCTAAATTTTTGGGTGTTAAATTTTGTTTATTTTTTATATACTCCAAAACAGAATTATAAAACATCGGAATTTTATTATCACCATAAATAGATATTTCAGGCATAGCGTATTCAACACCATTGTAATTATCTTTAATACACCTGATACGTAAACGAGCTAGTGGTGCGCTGATACCCTGAACTCCTCTTTCCGAATCCGAAAATAAATCACTTTCTTGAAAATCTTCATTATCTAATCCATCTAAAGATTCACTGTGAACTAGATATGCGACTCCACCACCATTAAAAGCTTCTTCAACGGCACATTGAAAATGTGAATTACCTCTAGAGTGACATGATGATATATTACGATGATCTGACATCCGAACAATGTCAATGGGGTTTCTAGATAATATTATTGAATATTTTCCAGAAAAATCCATATTTGGTATAAAAGTTTTATATTTGGCATACCAATTTAAATATTTCTTTTTAGCATCATCTGAAATTTTTAGGTCTTGGATTGCTTTTCCCAATTTTATGGTTTGATTTTTAAAATCGCCTTGACCATATTTAGGATCTAGTTTAATTCTTTTGACTACTTCTTGGGTATCTTTTTTAATTCCTATAAACCCATCAATCGACTCTGAATCCTTTATAAGGTTATTCAGAATTTCACTACCCATTATTGGAATTACTATACGATCTTTATCTCCAAAAATATTATCTAATAGTTTATATTCAGACTTATTATTTTGGATATATCTTACAACTTTATCATCCATTTCATTTATTAAAATGGATTCATATAGTAATTCAATATCTAGCATAGTAGTTATATTTAATACTCTTATAGAGTTTTTACTACTAAATAATTGTATGTTATTTTATGAGCAATATAAAAAATTACTAACTGAAGCTACTTTCAGAAAATCTAAACAAGTGAAACATTTATTTGATTTACCTATGTTTTCTGTATTCGCTCATAAAGAATTAAATGATGAATTGGTAAATTCTTTAAACACTCCTGAAATAAAAAAAATATTTAAAAGAGCGAGAAATGCAATAGCTAAGATGGGGTTCACTTCAATGCATAGTAATGTAATGTTTCGAGATTTAAGTAAAGAAATTAATAAAAATACAGGAGGTGAAGTTGGTGGATATGCTCACCATAAAGGAAAATATATGACATTAGATCCTAAAGCATTTTTCGACAACACTGAATATGCAAACGATGTTATTATCCATGAATGGGCGCATCTTTGGATGTTTAATAACTCTAAGGGATTTAATAAAGCAGTAAGAAAATTTTATAATAAAATTCGTGGCGGAAGATCAATAAGTTATCCATATGACCGTAAAAAAATATATTACGGCGATACCCCCTCCTTAAGAGAGATTGGATATACCATCGATGATGATAACAATATATGGAAAATAATCGGAATTATTTTAAGAAATATAATACACGATTTTTATGTTGCCAAACACCACATAGCAATTCCTGATCCTGACGAATTATGGGATTGGACACCACCTACTTTAAATTTTTTAGAGGAAAGTTTAAACCGTATATTAAACAATATTATACTTAAAAATTTAAAAGTTGAAGTTAAAGGGTATACTAAATTCATCAAAGATGCTTCTATTGAAATCGCTAAACAAATATATCCTATCATAGATAATGCGACCACTCGTATAGTGGAAGATGAACTTTATATTATACGAAGTAATAAAAAATGGGGGGAAAATGAAGTTTATGAAAATTTAGATGAGAATTTAAAAAATATATACGAAAATAATAATATATTTAGCGATGTCGAAATGTATATATATTCTGTAATTGTTAAGGTTATACTCGGAAGTAAAGTAAATAGAATAGATTATAATCTATCCGGGAAAGAATTTGACAAGGATAGAAAATCGATTAATAATTTAGTTGATTGGGTTGATGAATATGGTATGTCGAATGATGATGAAATTTGGGCAACTGGTATTGAAAAATTTTTTAAATTAAACCCACAACATAGAAAATCAATCATAAAACTAATGACCACTACAGGCGCAAGGACTGAACCTAATAGAAGCCAAAGACGTAATAAAACTAAATAATAATATGCTTACATTTAATAATATACATGCATTAGTATTAACAGAAAAATTTTATACTTATAAAATGCCTGAAGATAAATCTTTAGTTATGTATGATTTTTATGTATTGAATAATTTAATTCTCCCATATAAAGAATCGAATGTGTGTTTCTTGTTTTCTTTGAATTCAAAATATCCCTGTTCTTGTGGAGATTTTCTACTTTTTAATGTAAACAGAGGGATCTCTTCATTACCTGAAGCCTCACCATTTATTACTTTTTTTAAATAATTATGAAATCTATTTATTTGATCTTGATAATTATCGTAATGTACATTTAAAGATTTAAAGATTTTAAAATCTCGCATATAATCATCAAGAGTCATATCTTCATCATATTCTGGCTGATATGTAATAATAATATTACTATCATCACCTCCCCGATATATATGATTAGATTTATATTCTAAGTGTTTAAAAAATTTTTCAACCAATTTATAATTACTATCCCAAGTAGTTTCAAAATTACTATCGAATTTAATAGTGTAATAAGGTATTTTTCTATGGGTCGATTTTTTCGCTTTAGAAAAAGTATTATTAGATTCGTCTGATATAATATTATCTAGAACCTTTGTTTTAAATTTCGACCAATCAGAAATAATATAACCATCCTTCATGAGTTTTGATGTTAATTCTTCTTGAAACCTTTCAACATGATAATCATAATTTTCTTCAAATCCTGATAAGTCCATTAAAAATGAATTTAATTCATCCAACTTACTATACATATTCCTTCTTCCATAAGAACTGCTTGAATCATACTCGACATCAAATGATACTCCATCTTCTCCAAAGTTTTCAGTGTCTAAGTAATTTGGATATAGATCAATATTTCTTAATATTATTTTGATTATATTTTTAAAAGAATCATCATTAAAATGATGACTTTCAATATCCTTAAAATTATAAGGTATAAATATATTCGCACTATAATACCCCTCTTCTATATTGTCAGTATCTAATCTAAAATGTTCTAATTTAAATCGTTTTATAAGTTCATACATTTGTTTATCGACATACTCATCAATAATTCCATTGTATCCTTCCCCAACTCTTTCTTTGTAGTTTTCTAAAGCTCTTTCACTATTATCATACTTAACAACATACTTGGTCATCTCTTCAGTTTCCATCATGTTTTTCTGGGAACTATTCAATCGAATATCTCTATCTTGAACATCCATACATTGATCTGAATTCAAATGTAATAGTGTATATGGTTGATCATCTTTTGTGAAGTAATAATATGGTGCTTTATATTGGTCAAAATATCTAGGATCTTTCACACACCACTGGGTATTTCGGAAGTGTTTTGCTCCCGCTTCGGACTTGGTTACAATATATAACTTATATTGTCCTTCCTCTTCTGCAAGTTCAATACCTTCTTCTTTAGCAATACGAAGAACCTCCTTCTTAGATTTAACATCCCCAAACTGATCAAGAACTTCTGCAAGATCGCCAAAAGATTTAAATTTATTAATATCCTTATATTGAGAAGGAAATTGTGTTTTGGTTTTAAGCTCAGTGAATTTTGTTAAAGAGTCACGAATCTTAGACCTATCTTCCATTCCACGAATGTTTCCATTCTTAACTAATTTAAGAATCCAAGTAATATATACAGCATTTGGAGTAGGATCATAATTATTCGCTATGAACCTAATAAAAGAACCCTTAGTCTCTACATCAGTTAAATCATGAATCTCACCATCCATCTGAACCTTATCCGGTAATAGGTTCAGAATCTTTGGAATCTTTTCTTCAATGCCCTCTTCAACCAAAACAGTTTCTGGATGTAACACATCCTCATATAAATCAGCCAAATCAATTCTGGATTTGTAACAATACTTCATAATACTATTTAATCAAGTTTAATACTATTAAGATAAGAAGATTACAAAGATTTTAATTAATGGATTATTAGATATGTTCCTTTTACATCTCTTCTACTAGCGGAGAGATCAGATTCTCCCGGTAATACTATGACATCATATTGACCATTTGAACCTACTGGAGTTTTTGATAATTCATCGATAGTTAAAATATTTTTAGGATCAATCTTGTAATATTCTGCAATTAATTGTTTTGTTGCTTCGACATTATTATACTCCCATTTTTTAGATTCCTTATCGCGTTCAATATATTTCATAGTTACGATAACATGAAGAGGATTGTTGAAAGATTTTTTTCTAGTATCCACAATATGAGATACCTTATCAATTGTGGGATCGATTAATTTTTCTTGATCTTTTCTACCACCATATGAATAATTGAAAATTATATTAGAAGGAGGATTAGCAAGAGCCTTAACCATTGCTACTTCCTTGGTGTAAATATAATGATCTACCATAGAAGTATTGTTCGCAATATCCACAACCATTTTAAAAAATTTAGGAGACAACAAATCACCAGAATCGTTCCATCTTATCTGAACTTTTTTAGGTCTATTCTTAATCCTAGCTAATTTAATTTCTGCTTCTATTTGATCTTGGAATGATTCAGGATCATTAAATAAATAATTCAATGTTCTATTTTGAGAGATGGAAACATCTGGATATAGTACATAAGATCCATGTTTCGCATAACAAATCAATTGACAACTTCCAGCAGATGGACAAGTATCCACAATTTTAAATTCGCCAGTATCTTCATCTAATACTAAACCTTTAAGGGCGGGAAGAGAAGTATTATAAAAGATAGTATCTTCAGTATCACTCTTAACCATCTTCGAATTTCTTTTTAATAACTCGGTTGGTCTTTTCTTAATAATATTTTTAAATTGATCCAACTGTATTGTATTACCATCATTTGTAGCCACCAAAACTTTTTTAGCAATGGATGCATGAATATGGGGCATATGGAGATAGTCAGACTTCGACATCTTACTATCTTTAATTTTAGGATTATCCTTACGAGATATCACTCGGTTAATATAGTCAATTAATTGAGCCGAATCTATTTGTTTAGTAGCACCCATCTCAGGGTCAAATTTTTCTACCAATGTAAAACTTTCGAACAATCGATCATATAACTTATTGAAATTACTCATAATACTATTTAATCAAGTTTAATACTATTACACATTATTTAAAATGGGATCAGAAATAGACGATTCAAGATCAAGTCAATTTAATTAACTCACATAAATCTTGGTTCATCTAATGTTTTAATTACATAACTACCCATAACATCTTTATATAAATCCGGTTTAACTTTTTTTAACCTTTCAAAACTAATTAGATAATTTCTATACATTAAATATGTTCTTATCTTAGAAAAAGATTTTCGAGACTCTACACACTCAGCATCATTGATCTTTTTTATATTCTTTTCTAATCTAGTAAACCCTTCATTACCATCTTCATATCCAAAATTAAAATACCATAAAATATCATCAGCATTTTTAGGAGTTGCTACAGTAAAAAAACCAACATCAAATTTAGTATTAGACATTGGTTTCTGCGTTCTGGATTGTAAATTACTAAAGCCTTTTTGCCCAACTTGTGTCGAACTAGGATTAAGACCAACCGAGTATACTCTATAAGCATAGTTAGGGTTCGACGAAAAATAAATCTCATTATCTTTAGCTTTAGAGTCTTCTCCTTTAGCAAAAGGATCTGGATCTTTGTGTCCTCTATAAACCAATGAACCATCTTTTGGAAGTGAGTCCAACCCTTCCTTTAAAGTAAACCCATAATACTTCATAACATTCTCTAAGTACTCATTAGTATCATATCGAATGCTATCTTCAACACTACCTACATTAGTCTGTTTATATTGTGTGTTTT